CCGCTCCGCGAGTCCCCTAAGGACGAGCTAGCCTTTACCCCTCACTTCGCTGTGGCTCGTTCGGGCGCTAAGCCCGACCAGTACCTGCAGTCGCAGGTTTTAGTTGGGATAGTTCTATCAAATTCCTAGACCGGTATTTTATTAAAAACATCCTCAAGCCGGTATAAACGAAGAAGGCATTCCGCGCCACTCGGCGCTTTGAGGAGATATACGTGGCAGAGAATTCCGCCGACATAGCCAAGAGAATTATCCTGGCGGCTGTAGCAGAGGGTATGACCATAGAGCAAGCCTGCGCTTCAGCCGGTAAGTCTATGAAGACCTATGAGTACTACCGTCGTACCGACAAAGTATTTACAGATAAAATTGATCGTACACGCCTCGGCCTTAAGGACAAGTCCTTTGCCTCAGGCGATGTCCACGATATCAGCTTTGAAGAATTCCGTGAGCGCTTTCTGCACTCCAAGACTTTCGCCCATCAGAAGAACATTGTAGATGTCATCGAGGGCAGGCCGCCCGGTTGGTTACACCCCGCTATGAAGTATGAGCCAGGCGTTGCCAATAACCGCATTTTAATTAACATCCCGCCAAACCACGCCAAGTCTATGACCATAACCGTAGACTACGTAACGTGGATGGTTGCTCAAAACCCAAACTTTAGAGTCTTAATTGTTTCCCAGACTCAGCGACTTGCAGCAGACTTCCTCTACGCTATTAAGCAAAGACTTACCCACCCGATGTATGAGAAGCTCCAGCAGGCTTACGCCGCTGGTGTTGGCTTTAACTCTAAGTCAGCAAGCTGGCAGGCTACCCGTATCACCTTCGGAGATGAACTCCGCGAGTCTGGTGAAAAGGATCCGAACATTGAAGCCGTCGGTATCGGCGGTCAGATTTACGGCAAGCGTGCCGATATGATTATTGTAGATGACGCAGTTACTTTGAGTAACGCCAATGACTTTGAGCGACAGATTAAGTGGCTAACGCAGGACGTGCGGTCCCGCCTTAACCCAACAGGTAAACTGATTATTATTGGTACCCGCGTAGCATCTGTAGATTTATACAAAGAGCTACGCAATGAAGATAGATACCCAGGCGGCTTAGTCCCTTGGACGTATCTAGCAATGCCAGCGCTTTTAACGGCTGATGAGAACCCCGACAAGTGGGAGACTTTGTGGCCTGCATCAGATGCACCTTTTGACGGTCAGGCTGAATCCGATAAGGATGAGGTTACTGGACTATACCCACGCTGGTCAGGCCGCAACTTATTTAATGAACGACAATCAATGGATGCCTCAACGTGGGCATTGATCTACCAACAACAGGACATATCAGATGACTCTGCTTTTGACCCTGTATGTGTTCGTGGTTCGATTGATGGAATGCGTAAGTCGGGTCCGTTAACTGCTGGACATCCAGGACATCCGCGAGATCTTAATGGCTTTAGTATTATCTGTGGGCTAGACCCTGCAATGATTGGTGATACTGCAGCTATCTGCTACGCAGTAGACCGCAGTACGAATAAGAGATACATCGTAGATGCTATCAAGATTACTCGTCCGTCCCCTGCAGCTATCCGTAACTTAATATTTGACTGGACCTCTATGTACTCACCGAGTGAGTGGATAGTAGAGAAGAACGCTTTCCAGTCCTTCCTTACGCAAGATGAAGGTATCCGTCAGCACCTAGCAACACGTGGCGTTCAATTCAAAGAACACCATACCGGTTCTAACAAATGGGATACTGGCTTCGGCGTAGCCTCTATGTCTAGCCTCTTTGGTACCAAGCAACACGATGGCAAGCACCATCGAGATAATCTTATTCACTTACCTTCAGATCAGACTGAGAATGTCAAGGCTCTGATAGAGCAATTGATTACGTGGTCACCGACTACTAAGGGTAAGACCGACTTAGTAATGGCGCTTTGGTTCTGTGAAATCCGCGCACGTGAGATGCTCAACTACGGCAAGTACTCAAAGCATCACCTAGCAAACCCATTCCTCTCTCGTCACGAGATAGGCAAGCGAACAGTTGTCAACCTAGATGAACTATTCGCAGAGCAAAACAAAACGTTCATCTAATAGGGAGATTACAATGAAGCCAACATCTAAGCCAAAGCCAGTAGAACGCAAGAAGTCTACTCCAGTACCTATGCCTGTAAAACCAAAGGCTAAGCCAAAGACTCTTAACGATTTTCTTAGAGAGGGTAAGCGTCCTCCAAGCAAAAATAAAAAAGGTATTCCATCGGATGCCGATGTAATTATCAAAGGTTACAACGACAAGAAGAAACAACCTATCTCAAAAAAGGTTACAGAAAAAATTCTTAAAGATTCAAAGAAGAAAGCAAAAGATTCTATAGCAAAGAAAAAAGCTGACGAGATGTTTCCTAAGTATATGAGGAGTAAGTAATGCCAGCACCATTAGTAGGACTAGCAGTAGGAGCCGCAGCACGTGCTGTTGCAAAGAAGGTTGCAGGCAACGCTGCTAAAAAGGTTGCACAAAAAAAGGCTTATAAAGCAAAAGTTACAACACCTACAAAGAAGGTTGTAAAGGCAGCAAAAGCAGAAGCAAAAGCAAATGCTCGTGGACTTAAAGCTGCTAATAAACCAACAAATAAAACTGGTTCTAAAGCAGACCGCACTCAACGTGCTGAATTATTAAATCAAAGTAACCTTATAAAAAATGCAAGTCCAGCACGTCCTAATCGTGTACGCGGAGGAAGCCTACGCGCAATTAAAGAATACGGTGGACAAGGACTTGCTACTGTAAAAATGTCACCTAAGCGAGCAGAACGACAGGCAGAAATTACAAAAGAAATGAACCCTGTACGCAAAAAGTCTAAGTAAGGACCCCACTTGTTATCAGTCAAAGAAGTTGACGCGAAACTATCGCGCTTAAAGACACGCTCATCAGCGCGTGACCAGCGTATGCGCGATGTTCTCTCCGTGCGTCAAGGTGATATCTCCAAGGTATTTCCTTCAATGTTTTCAGAGGACTATCCAAAGCCTCTCGTCGCTAACTTCATTGACGTTGCAGCACGTGACCTTGCAGAAGCAATGGCACCACTGCCTTCCTTTAACTGCTCAGCTACCAATATGGTATCCGACGCACAACGTAAGGCAGCAGATACCCGTACTCGTATTGCCAACTACTACGTCGGTTCATCTGACCTACAACTTCAGATGTATACCGGTGCTGATTGGTATAACACATACGGTTTGCTCCCAGCAATTATTGAGATGGATTACGAGACAAACAATCCTCGTATCCGTCTGCTTAATCCTTTTGGTGTATATCCTGAAGTAGACCGCTTTGGTCGCTGTATCTCTATGACTCAGGTTGTAGTAACAGATGCTGAGACACTAGCGTCACAATACCCAGAGTTCTACGATCAGATTATTAACCGTCGTGCCTACCAGACATCATCTCCATATATCTCAATGGTGCGCTACCACGATAAAGACCAAGACCTTATCTACCTACCAGAGCGTGAGAATCTCGTTATCTCTCGTGTGAAGAATCAGATTGGTAAGTGTCTGGCACGTGTAGTTACTCGTTCATCATTAGATGGCGAAGCACGTGGTCAGTTCGATGATGTACTAGCAGTACAACTTGCTCGTGCTCGCTTTGCAGTATTGCAGATTCAAGCCGCTGAGAAATCCATCCAAGCACCTATTGCTATTCCACAAGATGTGCAAGAACTTGCTTTGGGACCTGACGCAATTATGCGTTCATCTCAGCCACAAAACATTCGTCGTGTTCCACTAGAACTACCACCTGGAGTCTTCACAGAGTCAGGTGTACTAGAGCGTGAACTACGCTTAGGTGCTCGCTATCCTGAATCTCGTTCAGGAGATATCAGCGCATCTGTTGTTACAGGTCGTGGAGTACAAGCACTACAGGCTGGTTTCGATACACAGATTAAATCAGCTCAAGCACAATTTGCACGCTTGTTCCAAGAACTTGTATCTATGTGTTTTGAAATTGACGAAATCATCTTTGGTTCTATGACCAAGACAATCAAGGGAACAGATGACGGTACTCCATATACAATGAAGTACACACCATCTCGTGACATTAAGGGCGAGTACGGCGTAGACGTCCGTTACGGAATTATGTCCGGTATGGATCCTAACCGTGCAATCATTGCATTGCTACAGATGCGTTCAGATAAACTTGTTTCCCGTGACTATGTACGTCGTGAGATTCCAATGGACCTCAATGTAACTCAGGAGGAACAGCGTGTTGATATTGAAGAAATGCGTGACTCTCTTCGTGTGGCCGTTGCTCAGTATGCTCAAGCTATTCCTGCTATGGCAGCGCAGGGGCAAAACCCTGAAGAGATTGTCAAGCGTATCGCTGGTGTTATCCAAGGTCGCCAAAAGGGACTCTCACTAGAGTCAACTGTAGAAAAAGTATTTATGCCTCAACCAGTTCCAACACCAGTAGAGCAACCTATGGCTCCAGGTATGGAGCAACAGATTCCAGCAGCAGGTGCGGCCACCGCTCCTGCCTCGCAGCAACCTCCACAAGAACAAGCTGGTCAGGCCCCTGCTGCTGGTCAACGTCCCGATATAGCGCAACTACTAG